GTCCAGTCCCTCCTCGATACTGGCGTGAGACTTCTGACTACCAACAATTCACTTTTGACGCACGCTACTCGGTCGGTCGAGTTTGTCTCCGCTGTATCATCGACACAAGTCACGCTCTGGTTGCAACCAAGTGTGAGGAGTTAGATGACTGTATCCTGTTGAACGGGATTTAACTGTGAGACACTTCGGGGGATACCCCGTCGCAAGTTGGGGTTCAAGTCCCCCGTGCGTAACCTTTATGGAGGGTGTAGCGTCTCGTGGGGGTAATAACTCACGGGGGTCGGGATGACTTCCGACTAACTCCAGCAACGCAGACACGGATGATGTCAAACCTTGGCTGTCACCGAGGTGGGGTCGCTCCCCGTTCCGAAGATTGTGGGTGCAAATCCCACCACCAACCAAACCTTTACGCCGTAGCGTGGTGCTGTCCTTGGAAGCCGTCTTGATTGGCGGTGGCGTGGTTCGCAAGACCCTCGTCTCTTGAAAGGACTCGTGGACGGAGGTTCGACTCCTCCACGGCGACTCTAAAAAATAGAGTTGACAAACAACCTACGAGAGTAAGAATGCTTTTAGTTCTTTAAACATCTTGAAGCAGTCGGCGGTTGGCAAATGAGCCATCCCGTAGCGGGGCTAACGACTGAAAACCTTAAGGTCACTTAAGGGTATGGCGGGGTTCGAGAACCGCCCTTTAACTTTGCTGTCGGTGTGATTTATCCGCCGACAGTCCTGCGTAAGCAGGGTGGTGATGCAAGTTTGTAGAAGCCTCGCTGGTTGCCAATGGCTATCACCCCGTGTCCAAAACGGGGGAAGAGACAGCGGGAGACGGAACGCTCCAACTACAAGCCTAAGACGCCAGAGCGGACAGATGGGGCGGGACAAAGACGAGAGTCTCCCGTTTCAAAAGGCTCTGGTTCTCCTTTACCACTTGGTCTGGCTGATGAAAGTAGCCGAGCAGAGATGACGGCACACCTTGTTTGGGCATTCTACGGGTTGCTCAACAAATGGGGTTCAAGGGGTCATCCAGCAGACCATTCACTTTCTTCATCCGTGTCGTTGACAGCGTGCCAAATGCACGATGCCAGCCAACGGACTATTTGTCGGACTTCCCAGAGAGACCATTGAGGCTATCCGTGATAAGGCGGTTGCTTTGATTATGGAAGGGAAGACGATTATGTCCTACGGAGATGGCTCGACAAACGCCAGCAAACAATTTGCCTTGCCCCCTCAACAGATGCTCCAAGAGGCGAACTACGCCCTCCAGCGTCTGGATGGACGGACTCGTGGACTCTACACGAACTACAATCGACTTGTTGACCGCTGATGCCACCCGATAACCAACCGAAACCGAGCGTCTTTGACAGGGTTCGTATGAGCCTGTCTAACCTCTTGAAGCCGAAAGCCTACCAAGGGGCTTTTGAGTCCACACGCTATTCGGTTCACAGAACCCGCATCGACGCACCCCAGCCGACCGATTTCCGAATGGAAATGACGGGGCAGACCCGTCGTGAGATGGTTCGCCTTTCCCGTTGGCTGGAGAAGAACAACGGACTCTACAAGCAGATGATTAAAGACACCGCCATCTACTCGATAGGCGAGGGCATCGGACTGCAATGCTTGGGTGGCGAATACGATTGGCAGAACTTGGTGGAAGCCGAGTGGGAGCAAGAGTGCATCCGTCCAGAAATGTCTGGGCGTTTCTCGATGCTCGAATCCCTTTACATCCTTTGCGAAGCCTTGGATAGGGACGGGGAAATCTTCATCATCAAGTGCAAGGATAAGAAGGGCAACCCGAAGTTCCAAATCATCGAAGCCCACAGAGTGGAGACCCCTCCCGATGCGATGTCGCTCCCCGACATCTTTGACGGCATCCGCTTCGACAAATACGGAAAGCCGACCTTTTATTATGTAAAGCAGGGCGACGGAAAGTATGAACCTATTAAGGCGGCTTCGATGATTCACATCTTCGACGCAGAATACGCCTCCCAGAGCCGAGCCTTCCCGCCCCATCAGCACGCTATCAATCATATGCGTGACGAAATGGACTTGCTGGCGATGGAGAAGGTCGCCGTTAAGGACAATTCACGCACTTCTCGTATCCTAAAGGTGGAAGACACCAGAATGGATTCGGGTGACCTTGGTCTTGGTCAGCCTTTGGGCGAGGGTAACTCCTCTACCGCCAATACCGACCCCGACGCTCTGAATCGAGTGCTGGGTGGTGTGACCGCCGTTTTACAGAACAATGAAAGCCTTGTTTCTTATCAGTCCGCCCGTCCGTCTGCGGCTTTTGCTGGATTTATTGACCACCTACGCAGGGACTCTGTTATGGGGGGCTTGCCATACGAGTTCGTTGCGGACCCGACTCGTGCTGGAGGTGCTTCCGTTCGCCTCGTGGTAGCGAAGGCGGGACGCTTCTTCTCGCACAGACAGACGATTATCATAAACCGATTCCTACAAGACTACTTCCAATTCTGGTGTGGTCTTAAAATCGACCGAAAGGAAATCCCGAACGCCCGCAATTGGTGGAAGACGGAGTGGGTTTGCTGTAAGTCGGTCACAGTTGATGCTGGTCGTGAGGGTGCTAATGAGCGTGCCGACCTTGATATGGGTCGTATCCCTCCTAGCGACGACTTCCAGAGCCGTGGCTACGGGTTTGAGAAGACCATCCGAAAGATTGCCCGTGACCACGCCTTTATTCAGCGTGTGTCAAAGGAGACGGGTGTCCCAGAAGACAAACTTTGGCGTAAGTCGCCCTCTGGCGGTGCTGGCGGTCAGCCTCAACAGCAACCGAACACCATTCCCGAAGGGGCGATGGGTATTGTTATGCCGGGTCCCGATGGACAACCGCAGATTGTTCCTATCGACCAAGTTATGGGGCAGAAAGCGGAAGAAATGGCTGGCGACCCGCTCTCGAACAGCGAACCAGAACTCACGCCTCCTCCGAAGACTCCCGCCGCAGAGCCTGCGTCGCAGATGGAAACCTCTGTTGACACCCTGCCAAAACAAAATCCGGGGCTTTCCCGTAACAGAGAGCAACCTTTCTCCAGATGATTAGAAGCGACTTACACTACGCCTTGAAGGCGGGACGACCCCTCCTCATTGACCCTATTAAGGCACAGGCGTTTTTGAAGAACGCTGAACTTATTGTCTCTAACCCAGAAATTGCATACCATTTGTCGGCGTATATGAACCCGATGCCGAAGGCTGAAGTCGGTCCGAAGGCAAAGCGTTTCCGTGCCGCCCCCGTCGCCGATGACGATGACGATGAGGACATCGAAAAGATGGCGGCATCTGCTGGTCTCGCCGTGGCATCAATGCCGTATGTCAAGGATGGCACGGGCATCATTCCTGTGCGTGGAGTCATTGGTAAGTGCCTATCTCCCCTTGAGGCGATGCTTGGCTGTGCGGACATCGACAAGATTGCGAGCCAACTCGACGCTTGGATGAAGGACGACACAGTCTTCGAGGTGGTTCTCCATATGGACTCTGGGGGCGGTAGCACCACGGGTCTGGAGGAACTTGCGAAGAAAATCCGCACATACGACAAGCCGACCATTGCCTTTACCGACTCCGACTGCGGTTCGGCGGCTTATTGGATGGCATCACAATGCAAACGCTTTGTTTGCACCCCCTCCGCTTCAGTAGGAGCGTGTGGCGTTTACATCACGATGACCGACGAGCGTAAGAAGTTCGAGAAGGAAGGTCGTGAAGTAGTCGTCATCAAGTCGGGAAAATACAAGGCGGCAGGCGTGGAAGGCACAAGCCTTACCCCCGACCAAATCAACGCCCTCCAAGACGAGGTCGATGAACTGCACGGCAGATTTATCCGAGATGTCCGTTATGTCCGACAGTTCGCATCGCTGGAAGACCTACAAGGGCAGTCGTTCTACGGCGACAAGGCGGCACAGCGTGGGTTAACCACGGGCATCGTCGATTCGTTCGACGCTCTGCTGGAAGAAATCAAGAATACCCGCAGGCAGGCACATCGCCAGATGCTCCCCACGATGTATTCCCAGCCGATGTCACCTACCTCTCTTGACACGCCGAATCCTTATATCGGTTGACATTTCATAAACACTAACATCCCAGCATTATGAGCAATACCAAGTCCGTCGAACAGCAACTCAAGGAGGCTATCGAAGCGTCGAAGCAGACCCTCGCCCTCTCTGAACAGGTTACCTCACTCGCTTCTGAAAAGGAAGCCCTCTCGAAGCGTCTTGCTGAAATCGAGACTGCTCTCTCCGCCCCGAAGGCTTCCGAGCCTGTTGCGGTTGACCCCCTTATCGTCGCCAAGTTGGGCGAACTGCTCGCCGAGCGTGAGATGACCGCCAAG